GTTGCAACTAAACCTATGTTATCTTTTATTTTTTTCATCATATCTTACAAGCATCTCCACAATCATCATCAAACTCTTGTGATGTATCTACAAATACAGGATTATCTGTAAACATATCTTCAGGTAACTGAAATGTTTCTGTTTTATCTTTATATGTAATTTTAAATTTATTCATTTCTATATGTAACTCACTCATCTTTCCCATTGTTTACATTAAGTAAGCACTAATAACTATTGCTACTGTGCCTACTAATCCTAATATTTTGTGAAACTCTGATTTGTCTAATTTAGTATCAAGCTGTTCTTCTATTTTATCTAGTTTTTCTAATATCATTATATTCAACTCCTTCTGTGTAAATCCGTTTTGATATTTTTCGCTAGACATTATGGTAGGTCGTCCTTACTCCACTCATTATCTAAATCAATAATAGTCTCAAACTCTTTATTGTAATTAATGTTATTTACTAATTGTTTAAGATAAGATGTAAAATCTTTAAAACAATAACCTAAAGCAAAAACAATAATAAAATCCATGCTTTTGATTGTATCATATTAAATTATAAAAAACCTAATGAAGTAAGGTTTTGCTCCCAAGATTTTGTTGTCCAAGTACCATAATTACCAATAACTTTGTTGTTCTTAACACTATCTATTAAGATATTAAAATTAATAGACCTTTTTTCCCAATTAAGTTTTGCAAGTTTAACAGCGTGTTTCCAAAATTCTGTATCATAACTTGACCCTGCTAAGTAATGTATAGTTATAACATCTTGTACTTTAGCAAACCACTCATCATATATAGAATTAGCTATGTTGTAATTTAAATCATTAAATATTGTGTCGTATAAAAATCTATTTATTTCATCAACTGTTGCAATACTTGTAGCTTCCATAGGTTCAAGAAAAAAACTAGCGTTACCATTGTATGTATAATTTTTAAAGTAATTTTGTTTTCTATAATAGTTATTAAATTCAAAATGTGATTCTTTATCTATACCTGAAAATCCATATTCATCTATAACTGAATATAATTCATTTTTAATTTCGTTTATATTGTTTATTTTATTGTTATATAAATATCCAAAACTCATTCTATCTTGTAAAGGTATGCCAAATATCCAACCATACTTGTGTGCTATACATATCGTGTGAGTGTATCGTGGCACATCCCAACTACATTGAAATACAAGTGCAGAGTTTACAGGTATATATTCTGCAACTTTCATATCACTCATATCTTTTGGTTTACCTGTACAATCTATGACGTGGTCTGTGTTTAATTTAAGTGGGTTTACATTTTCATCTATAAATTTAACTCTGTCACTTAATCTTTCTTTTAATAAATCTTGTAACATAACTGCATTGAAATGTATTGATACATTAGGCATAGGAAATGTGTGCATAAAATCTTGTTTACCCCAACCTATGTAATGTATTCCTGTTTTAAAATTGCCATTAACAAGTTTGAATATATCGTTAAATTCTAACCCTTGTGTAGTACTAAGCATTTTAGGTATATCAACAGTAGTACCTTCACCTACAGTTTGTTCTTTAATATTGCTATCAAAGTAACATTCTATTTCTACTTCATTAGGGTCTGTGTAATAAGCAAAATGATTTGCAGATAAAATACCTGCTGTACCTTTACCTATAATAGATATTTTTTTCATTATCCACCTTTATACTGCTTGTTCGTATTCTCCTTCAGCAGTAAGTCTAGCACCCGGTGGTACAAATTTATCGTGTGTAGGGTCATAAACTCCACCTATTGCTGCATACATTCCTCTAAAATTATTGTTATAAGATGTTTGTTTCCATATAGTATCTGCACCGTGTAAATTTTGTAATAAAGATATACCTATAGATTCTTGTTCATTACCATTTTCATCTTGAATATCATCATTATTAACTACTGATACTCTTAATACATTATTATTTTCATCTAGTTTTGCAAAGTGTGCCATTAGTTACCTGTAAGATACCTTATTATAACTATACCGGAACCTCCATTAGAAGTTGCCCAATTATCACTTCCACCTGCGTTAGAACCCATATTACCTCCGCTACCTCCGCCTTGATTAGCAGGTGCAGGATTACCATTTCCTGCTCCTCCCGGACTACTTGTACCTCCAAAACCTGAAACTGCACTACTACCACCGCCACCACCGCCACCTGCATATTTATCAGATGTACCGTCTTTATAAGTATTAGTTAAACCTGTTTGACCACCACCACTTGCTGTTGTTGTAGTGTCTCCTGTAGAACCACCTGCTCCACCTCCACCGCCACCTTTACCTTTATAACCTGCATTACCTTGTGCAGTAGAAGGATAATTAACTGTGTCAAATTGTCTTCCACCACCGTTACTTGAACTACCTCCACCGCCACCACCGGAACCACCTGCTCCACCGGAACCTGCATAGCCACCGCCTCTACCACCATTTTGACCTCTAGCAATTATTGTAGCTGAAGGATTAGCTATAGTACTATCAGCTCCCGGATTACCTTGGTCTGAACGCCACCTAGTGCCTGCACCACCGCCACCAACATCAATAGCGTAACTTCCTGTAGCAGATATAGTAGCAGTTTCTACAAGCATACCGCCTGCACCACCGCCACCACCTCTATCATCTACACCACCGCCACCACCTGAACCTCCACCTGCAAGAACCATTATTTGTATAGTGCCTTCAGAACCGGAATCAGATACTGACCACGAACCGTCTCCTGTAAATGTGTGTGATTTGTATTCTACGCCACCTTCTGTGTATGTGTTAATTGTTCCACCTGTTGCAACTACCGGTGAAAATCCTGCTCCACCTTGCCATCCTACTTTAGCAAACCCTAAAGGAGCCATATTAACTCATATTCACTTGACTAAAGACTAAGTAGTCTGTGCCATCATAAAATACTGTAACTACATCTATAGCTGAAGCAGCAGTTGATAATTCTAATCCACCACCATCTACTGTCTTAATGGTTGTAGAGTTTATTTGTGTAGGTGCAGTTCTACTACCTGTTGCATCTTGTCTTAAAATTACGCTGATAGTTGTACCCGAATCCATATTGTTTATAGTCCAAGTTGTTATATTACCATCAAGTGTTATATCAAATATATTTCCATCTTGCACATCTAGTGTAAGTACGTTTGCAGCAAAACTTGTTCCACTATCAGAAGTAGTAGCAACATCTTCTTTGTAATCTTTAGCTACAAACTTTGTAAGTTCTTGGTCGTTAATATCTAGTGCTGCAACAGGATTACCAAACTCATCTAATGTGTCTGCTGTAGTTGCTTTAGCATCTAATTGTGTTTGTGCATCAGATGTAAGTCCACCAATATATTGGAACTCTGCACTTGTAACAGAACCATCTGCAATCTTAGTAGCATCTATACCACTAGCTAATGTTGTAGCTATATCTTGTGTAGCTGAATTTATTGTACCTGTAACATCACCTGTTAATGCAACGTCATTTAATCTATCATGTAAATCTTCAAACATTTCACCTACTACTGACATACGGACAGTTGTACCTGTGTCGTGAGGAATGTCAGGAGAGTGCCTACCTTCAACATCTCTAGTGCATGTTATTTGTAATGTACCTGTGTTGTGTGAAGTTACATTTATTACTTCTCTGTTAGTTGTGCTATCAGGGTTTATGACTAAATAATATGGTGCATCTATGAAAGTTGTACCATCTGATGTAGGTAATGCACTAAGAGTTATTGTAGTGTCACCACCGGCTACATTGCCGTCTAATGTTGTTTCAAAAAAGTTACTGTATTCAGCTGTTTGTAATGTCATTAAGCTTTCTTCTCCGTTACTACTGTATCACCAAAACGTGATAATCCAAAACTTGCTAGACCTATTATAGCAGAATAATTAATGTCGTCTGTTAAATCTATATCTTCATCTATAGGTAAATTACCTATAGTATCTATGTTTAATCCTCCACCTTCTTTAAGTAACATTAACATTGACATAACTAATATCCTACCATAATATATCTAAGCACCAAATCTCATTAGACCTAACATTTCACCACCAAATACATTACGTGATGACACAGGTGTTACTGTTGGTTGTCTTGTTCCACGTATAGTTACAATAGCAAACGTAAAGTCACTACCAATTACTTCACTACTTTGAATTGGATATGTAACTCTTTCTACTACACCTCTTATAACTTCATTAGGTTGAAATATCTGTAAAGTAATTGCATCACCTTCAAGTTGTCTAAGCTTTTCATATAACTTGTCACCTAAACCTTTAATAACTACAGGTTTTCTTCCCGGTCTTTCAACTCTATCTGATATGTTTATTGGTATTTGTGCAACTACTAACTCAGGTCTAGCCAACGCACGAAATTGTATAGATTTAACTCTAGGAGTTTCTGCACCGTTGTCAGATTTTAAAATTAGTTTTCCAATTATATATCTTGCTACAGGATTTATCTGTTTTTCTAAATCACCTGAACCTGAGTTTTGTACTATGCCTTGTAAATACGTACCATTCTCAGGGTTATCTAAATCTTCAAACTTATTACTGTACTTTAATTCTACCTCTGTATTTTCTCCTAATTCTAATGTTGATACAGATGCACCTACAAATTGTTTTTCTTCTGCAGTATAAAAGTCTGCTGCTGCAGTAACTATAAAACCTTCTGAACAATATGTAGATGACTCTTTATAAATTCCTTCTCCTTCTACACTTATTAAAAACTTTGAGGTTGTATCACCGGAGCGTGTTAATCCTAATACTTTAGCATTACTACTACTACCACTATGAGCTATTTGTAAATCTCTAGCAAATCCTGATGTTGGTAAATAGTATCTCCATAGGTATGTGTTGTCATCATCTTCTTGTACACCTACAAAGATACTATCTCTTGATACATAAGCTGATTGTGGTGCAGAGTCTACTGTAGTTACCCACTCTTTAATTAATTGTCTGTTAGCTAATACATACAAATCATCTGCTACTACTAACTGTGCTCTATAAAATCTACCAACTTTAGATGCTTGTTCTTTTGTACCAAAAAATACAATACCTTCTGCTGCTGCTACAGTATGTACTTCCTCAAAACCTATACGTGTTCGTCCTTTAAGTACTAACAATCCACTTTGTTCATCTTCTTTTAATGAATATATATTGCCGTCTGTAGCAGACACAAGTATTGCAGCACCTGCATCTGTAGCACTAGAGTAAGTATGAGTAGGTTCTGTTCTGCTAATGTAATTAGAAGTAGACAATTCTGATGACCATGTAGTATCAAAAGGATTTACTTCCCATAAATATGCAGCGTCATCATTGTATCCTGCAATTATAAATCTACCTTTTTCTAACCATATACCATTTAATCTAGTTGATGTATTAGAGCTTGTGTTCTTACTTGTCCATGTCGTACCGTCATACTCTATTACTTCGTGATTGTTTCCACTACTATCTGCAGTTACAAAATAAGCTTGATTACCAAATGCTGCTGCACCTGTAATATTGTAATTAATTGTTAATCCTGTATATGAAGCATCAGTTACTTCTGCCCATGTGTCACCATTGTTAGAAGATTTAATTATTGTGTTACCATCTGACACATACAAAGTTCCATCAGTTGTTCTAACCATATAGTTATTACTGTTGGTAAAAGAGTATTTGCTTTCTGTTGTATATAACAAATGTACATGATATGCAGTATCTTCATCACCATGAAATACATCTATGTTTTTACTATCCCAAAATCTAGATATATCACTAGGTTGTCCATTAGCTCTATGTGCAGTATCTAATCCTTGACCACCTTTAAAATTATTACGTGAATATATACGACCTAAATTAGAAGTAAAGTCTTCTGCATTTTGTGCTACATTAATTTTATTTTGGTTCTCTACATCAGATGATTGTATAACTAATTGTCTTCCTTCTTGCGGACCTGTAGAAGTACGTAGTAATAAATTACCTAAACGTAAATTATATCCATATCTTTGTGGATTTTGTATGAGGTCAGTAGTTGGTATCCTAGGCATTACTACCCCGGATATACAATACTGTTTATAGTTACAGGCTCAGGGTATCTAGCTCTTAAATCTTTTCTAGCTTGTTGTATTAATAATTCTTTGTACTGTAGTAAAGAGTTTCTAATACTGTTAGCAGAGTTTACAGGAAAACTTTGTACTGCCATTTGTTCAGTAATGTATGATGCAGTTGCACTAGGTATATCTCTAGCTGATATAACTTGTGCAGCAACACCTGCCATTATTATTGGCTCATACTCTGCTTCTAATCCTATAGAACTTAATGTAGTATCTTCATCTGTTACTCCTTTAAACTTTTTCTTAAAAGTAACAAACACAGATTTACCTGCGTCTACTCCATAAAACTGTACGCCTTTTACAACTAATGGACCTTCAGTATGAGTTACAGTATTAGTACCATCACTATCTGTCCATGTAAATCCATTAGGTAAATCAATTAATTCAACTGATACTCCTCTGTATTGGCTACCTGTTTCATCTGCATTGTTAGCAAATGCTACATATTGGCTAATAGCTGAGAGTGGTGCAACTAAGTAGTTGTCATTATTTACTGAATCTAATACTAGAAAACCTGATACTGATGTAAGTTCTTTTGTTTCAGTAGCAAATATTGTGGGATACAAAGTTTCTATTTGGTCTTTTACTGCATCGTATACAGCTTGTCTTGTAAAGAAAGGTTTAATTTTAATTAAATCTCCTATAGCATGTGTAGTTGCTGTTGTTCCTCTTACTCCTCTTTCTACTGTAACTGTGTTCTCAACAGTATCAATTGACTTACAGTACATTAGTTCTTTTCCTATTTCAATAACAGTACCTGCGTCTAATAAATCTTCTTCTTCTATAGATAATAAGTTCCCGTCAAAAGATACGGAAGTTGAAGTTGTATCTGTTATAGCTGTATCAAGATATGTATAACTAATTAAGTTATCAGGTGTTTCAAGATATTCTCTATAAACTCTATCTACGAGGTCACCAATGGTAGTACTCATTGTTTACCTAGCTACTTCTAAATACTAATTTAAATGTTCTATCTGCTGCTTCTGTTCCATTAGAAGTAATTCTAATAAAACCTGATGATGCAAAAGCCCAACCACTTGGGTCTATTCTAACTACATCTCCTGCTGTAATGTTGTATGTTACTGCAGTACCATCTGTTTCTACTACGTCATACCAATTAGTACCATCAACACTAAAGTCAAATGTTAATTGTGTACCTGTAACTGTAGCAGGACATACTATTGCAGCTAGAAGTAAACCATCTGTGTTTACTTTTACGGAATTACTTGCGTCTTCTGAAACGTCTATTAAACAGCTTTTTACTTTTGTTTTCATATCTACCTTACTATAGCACAAGATGAGGGTGGAGGTGGATTTCCACCCTACATCTTGCAATTATTATTTAATTAGGGAGCTGCTATGTCGCTAATCTTCAAGTGGTATTGTGGAGGACCGAAGTCAAATCCCATTTCCATGTAGATAGCTTTAGCTACTCTTGCATTATCTGATTGGTCAATGTCTCTTACAAAAACAGTTCCTTTACCCGGAATGTTTGTAAAGACAGGTGATACGTATGCTAAGTCTACAATGTAGGCTGCTGTATTACCAAGGACATTGCTATCAAGAACCATCATTCCGATAGAACCAAATGGTGTGATAATTGTATCCACATCAATACCACCAACGTTTCTATCTCTTGGAAGAATAGTACCTGTTAATGCACCTGAAACTGTAGGGCTTGCCAATTGCTTGTTAAGCTCTAATAAGTTAGCAGATGATACCAAAAGCACAGGTTGTTTCATAGGTGCAGATGAGTCATACATGACTTTCAATGCTCCTGCGATACCGTCCCAATGAATCTTTTGGTCTGTTCCGACTGATGTTTCATCATCAGTATTGTAATAGATGTTTCCGCCTGTTAGTGCGAGGTGTGCATCTAAACCTCTAAATTGTCTGTCGTCAGTACCTGCAAAGTCAGCTGCTGTACCATCGTTGTATGTACCGTTAATAGCAAAGTACTCAACTTCTTTAGCAATTTTATCAAGTGCTAATTCCATTTGCTCAGCAAACTCATCAGTTATTGGATTGCCACCGAATAGAGCTAGTCTACTTGATGCGGATGTTGTTCCGTCTCCATCTGATTCGTTATATGAGGCATTGCTAAGATTAAATACATTCTGTTGATTGTATGTAGCTAGAGCAGTATATGACATTTTGACACCTTTATGGAAGATTTGAGTTACCTGATTATATGCAACTCTGTCTCTACCAAGATACTCTGTAGGTGCTCCACCTTCAGTTCCTACGTCAGCTGCACCTGATACAGTTGCAGAGTCAGCAGTTTGAAACTGAAAGAATGTGGATTGAATGACTTTACCACCACCGGTCATTCCGCCTACAGCAGCTGTAAAAGGTGTTCTTTGACCGCCAACACGAAATAATTCACCATGAAAGTTATTAATAAACTTACTGTAAATCGGGTTAGCTGAACCTAATGCTGCCATTATTTTCTCCTAGTTAGTTATCTTATACTTATTTTTTTTCTCTCTCATTAATTTGGTCAATCAATGAAACTTTTGCACGTATAGCATCTCTAACGCTACCTTTCGTGATGACATCATTGAGTTGTTCCATGATGTCCTGAGATTCATTTGGATTGCTAACAGTACCTAATTGTTGAACTCTTTGCTCAGACGCTATTACTTGCTCTACTTTACTTGCAGGTTGTTCAACAGGTGTTTCACTCACACTTTGGTTTGACACGTAGTTAAACTCATCTGCAACAAATTTGCTAATTGAATCTTTATCAACAGGACCATCGTAAAGTTTTGTTACAGCTTTACCTAGTCCCTCATTGGCGTTTAATCCCATTTCACTAAGAGTAAGACCAACAAGTTGTGACTCAGCTTCTTTGCGTCTTGCTTGTTCTTTTTTCAATTGTTCTCTAAGACCCTTCGGACTATTTTCCTCATTGTCTATATCTGTATATTCCATTTTTTCTCCGTTATCTCTAGCTATAAACCATTACACAATCAAACGCTAGGTTAAATGATTGGGGTTTTGTTTTTAGACACTACGAATTAAATACACAATAGGACACGTAGGATATCCTATCGGATAGATTGCAGGTCTATTTTCAGCGGACCACGCAACGCAGTTAATCTAGTATAACACTAATCTTCAACAAGTCCAACTACTTGTCCTGTTTCTGTAGTAGCTGCACCTATGTTTACAGACTCTGCTGTAGCAGCTGCACTTGTTATTCTAGTAAAAGTTGTTAAAGCATCTGCATCTAAATCTACAAATGCTGATAAGTAATCATCAATACCTAACATTTCATCTTCGCTTATAGCTGAGCCTTGTGCTCTTGCTTGTTGTAAGGCTACACGTCTTAATATATTTGCTGCACTACCAAATGTTTGTGAGGCTTCTGCAACACCATATCCTCTTTCAAATAAATCTAAGGCAATACCTTTTGATATATTAAATCCTTGTAACGCTGCTTCTACACCTATGTCTGCTATCTTAAATCTTTCATCTAACAATAATGAATCAACGTCAGGTGCAATGGCTAGTAAGAATAATGCTTCATCTGTCATCTCTACAGTTCTGCCTTGGTCAGCAAAGAATTGATTATATTGTTCAAGTACTATTTCTTTATTAGGATTATCTAATACATTAGACCTTATCTCCTCTAACCTTGATGAGAACTCTTGTGGGTCTACTTGGTTTTTAAACAAGTCTGCTTTCTTTTGTTGTAAAAAAGGCAAGAAAGGATTTAAACCTTTTTCTGATAATGCCACGTTATAGTTTCTTTCTGTTGATACATACTGAGATATTGTATATATAGCAACACCTTGGTCATCTTTAATTCCCGGAAATGCTTGTTCTAAAAATAGACTATTGTACATTGCATCTTCCGCTAAATCTGCTGAACCTGTTTTAATCCATTCATTTATAAATACTTCTACTAATTCTCTAGCACCACTACGTCCTTTAAGTTGTGGATTGTTAGCTAGGTATTCGTCTACTGTTGATATTTTAGTTCCTGTATCATCTGTACGTGTAGTTACTCTGTTGTATTCACCCTTAGATATAGCAGAATACCCTTCATCAACTAATGAATTATATTCTTCATTACTACCTGCTGTTCTTAAATTACCATTACCATCAACTAAATAAACTACAGTATTATATTTACTGCCGGGTACATCTTTGTATATGAATGCACTATCAACTATTTTATTTGTTATAGGACCTGCCATTAAAACTTCTCCTCAAACTTAGGGTCACCTAATTTACTACTTAGTAATCCATTAACTATATTCTTAGTATACTGATTACCATCTCTCATACCGTCACCTCTAGATTTTTCTAGCATTTCTCCATAATTTAAATACTTATAAGCATCAAAATCTTCATGCGTTATAGAAGTGTTTCTACCTTGGTTAGTTATCATAGCTTCATTAAAGTACAAGAACTGTGTGTAAGCATTACTACCTTTTAATGCATCAGGTGCACCTGCATCCCATATAGCTTGTAATTCATCTTTTACTTTAGCTTTACCTTCTTCTGTATCATACATAGATTGCCATGCTTGCATTTTCTTTTTATCATTTTTAATTTGTTCTGCTGCTCTACCACCTATTAAGTTGTCTATATCATCAGAAACAAGTGCTCTATTCTTAGTAACTTCTAAAGTAAGAGGGTTATTAACACCATATATAGTGCCTTTTATACTGTCAAAGTATTCATCAAAGTCTGAACCTAACTCTTTATCCATAAACATTTTTTCTACAATGTTTCTTAATACTGCTTCATTCTGCACATTACCTTCTGTCCATAAAGCTCTTAGGTTTTCATATACATCAGGATTTTCAAACTCAAAGTTACCTGCATAATCTGCTAGTACAGTATCTAATACTTCTTTTTGTGATTGTTCCCAAGCTGCCATAGCACCCGGTCCTGTAAGTTTTGCATTAGTATAATCTATTAATCTAAAGTTAAATTCTGTACCTATAGGTAGTGCATCTTGTATAGATTGTCTATTTATTTCTATACCTTGTATTGCAGATTGAAATACTATATCTAATACTGCATCATATTCTTCTGTTAAATAATCTTTCCATTTTTCCATAAACTTTTCTGCTTGTATATTCATTAAGTCAAATGGGTCAAAACCTCTTTGATTTAAATAAGAAGGAGGTAATTGATTCATCTTACCTAAATTAATTGATTCAGCAATAAAAGTATCTGACAATGCAGAGCCATCATAAATCTTTAATGTTTGTACAAAAGCACCTGTATTGTCTTGTAGCTGAACTTCTGTACCTAAGCTAGGACCATTAGGGTCTGTGTATTCAAAGAAAGCAGATACTGTTTCTCCTGCAATTTGTTGCGTAAATACTATGTAGTACGTATTACCTTTCTTGTATAAGATACTATCAGCATTGCTAGGTACTTTACTTAATACAGGATGATAACCTGATTTACCTATATTAGGGTCACTATTTGGTACTCCTGTTGTTCCATCTATTAATGGTTGAGTCATTTAAGACCTCCCGGTATTTCGTATATGTCTTGTGGTTTTTCTAATATATATTCAGGGTCATTAAATCTATCATTCTTATCTACATTAAACATTTTCATTTTTCTCATTTGTTTATTAATAAATCTTCTACCACGACTATAATAATCGTCTCCATAATTATAAGTTAAATGTTTAGTCTTTGCTAGGTCTGTGTATCTATTTTGTATATTTGCTAACCATTCTTCTTCTGAACCTGCTTTATAATTTTTTGCTATAAGTTCTGATTGCTGTCTAGCTTCTTCTGCTTGTCTACCTATATTACGAGGACCACCTTCCATAAAACCTTCAAACAATCTACCAACAGTTGTAACTATATTTACACCACTTGTGTATTGTTCCTCTAATGTATTGTATGCAGCACTTTTAGTATTGTATGTAGCTTGATTTATAACGCCATTTTTTAAATCTTGTTCTAGTTTTAATCTTTTATTCTGTATATCTTCACGTGCTTTAAATGGTGCTTCCATAATTTTTTGTATAGGATAAAAAATCTTGTGTATCATTTCTTGTCCGGGTTGTGTATATGCATGTTCTATAAATTCATCATAAGTCATACCTGCAGTATCTTTATTATAAGCATTTACTGCATATAGCATATCAGCACCAAAAGCTGCTGCGTTAAGTTTGCCATAAGCACGTACAGGTTTATACACTAGGTTTTGTTTCAAGTATTCTGATTTAGTAGTTCTATACCAATCTTCAAACTCTGCTGCGTTCAATGTAACTCCCGGCTTTGTAGGAATAAATCCTGCTTTCATCTTTGGTTGCTTAATAACTCTAGGGTCTGTATCTGATGCATATACAGGTTGGCTTTGGTAATAACCAACATATACTCTCGGACCACCTTTACCTGCATGCTTGTTATAGAAGTATGGTAACTCTGTAAGTGTTCTTAAATTTCTAAAATATCTTTTAAATGGACTTACTTTTTCATAAGGAACTATAGATGATTGCGGTCCCGCACCTGTATAAAACGTAAGTTCTTTACCTCTACCAAAATTATATTGATACTTAGCTTTACTGTATCTAACATTTTTAGATGCATCTACTATATTTTTTAACACAGTAAAGTCTCTTGGTTGTTTAACTCTTTTAAATGGTGGTGCTTTAAATGCATTTCTAAATGGGTCACCTTCACCAAAGTTAGCACCTTTAACTAATGCAGGTTTACTATCATCATATAGCATAGAGAATTTACCACGTAACACTAAGTCACTTGGACCTTTAGGTGGACCCATTGGTATTGCTTCACCTCTAGGTTGTACTATTTGCCAACCTACAGGACCACGTATTGTTAAGTCTTTACCAATACCTGAACCTAATTGTGGTGTTAATGGTATGTTAAACATGTGTGCAACATCTGCTAGTCCACTTCCTTTTCTTAAATGAGAAGTTATTTCTTCCATTTCTAATGCATATGTTCTATCTATATTTGTTTGATTGTATAAGTCTTGTATAAATCCATCACCTAAATCTTTACTAAACTGCATTAAATACATTGCACTTAAATCTTTAAAGTTAGTTGGGTTTGCAGGTCCTAGTTCAGGTGTTACAAATCTATCTTGCATAATCTTGTATTTCTCTAATGTATCATCCCACCATTTTCCTATAGTTTTTTTATCTTTAGTAAACTCATTACTTCTAAACTCATCAAATGTACCTTCATATATGTTGTAAGTTCCTGATAATAATTCTTGAACTCTTTGATGATAATCTGCAGGCACACCCTGTTTAGTAGGAATATCTTTTAACTCAATACCTTGGTCAAACTTATGCTTCAGATAGAGAAAATATTCTTTATCTATATTTTGTAATATTTTAAACTCTTTGCTTGTAACTTCTGCAGGTTTCATAAACCCATTTTCTTTGTCAAAAAATATTGTATTGTATAACTCATCAGCTAATTGCAATCCATTGTCTAATGTTTTTCTACCAAGCTTTGGTTCTGTTAAATCTAGCAACACATCAACATATTGTGCTATTTCAAAATTGACACCTTTCTTACTTAATACATCTTGTATTTGTTTCATATCTTCTATGTCTAGTGATTTATTTCTAAGAAGAATAGGTGCAATAAAGGTAGTAAACAATGTAGAGTTAGTTACATTTGTTGCACCACCTAAGATAAATTCTTTAGGTATTTTTAATTTAGCTAATGGAAAAGCACCTGCATCATCTAATCCATAAAAAGTCTTAGTTCCTTTTTCTGCAACGAATTGCCTACCGTAGGTTATTGCCCTAGCATTAGCTAACTTGTATGCTTCATCTAAACCACTTTCTAGATAGTCAAATGTAATTTCTAATTTCTTAACATCTTCAGGAGCTGCATTCTTTAATGTGTCTTTTTTAATCTTTTCAAATAAAACTTTAGTAGATTCTATTTCAAGCTCTAATTCTTTCATAAGAGCTTCCATACCTATTTCTTCACCCAAAGTATCTGCATATAAATACGAATTTAAAAACCCGTTACGTAAAAGACTATTGCTATAGTTACCACCTAATCCTGTATTGTTTACAAAGTTAGTAGGTTGTTCTACTTGTAGTAAATGAGTTATAGCCATAGCTACTTCTTTACTCATAACATCAGCAAACGATTTGGTTGGGTCTTGTAATACTAACTGTATATGATAAAAAGCATCTGCTCCTTTTGAAGGTGCAACAACAAATGGATTAAAGTTTTTACCTTGTTGTGCTTTCATATCCCACTTATCAGGAATATTAGACACTAATTTAAATTGAACACCTGTGCCTGACATAAGTTTGTTATATTCAAAAACCATATCTGATAATCTTTTCTTAGATACGTTTTTAATTTCGTTTACTCGTTCAGGTTGTATATCAAATGTTTCTCCTGTGCCTGTCAATAATTTAAAAACATTACCTTTAGCTATCTTGTTTTTAAACTCTTGCCAATTAAATTCTTCATCTATTCCTAATTTAGAAACTTCTACATTAAATACTTTTTCTATATTTTCAGGACGTACAGCTAATCTTTTAAGATTTGTTTCAAGTACAAACATCATGTAATTTAAAGCAAAAGGGTCATCTGTCATAACTCTATATAGTTCAGGAAAGTCATTAGGTGGAAATACTTTTTCTAAAGTCTTAACAATATCCATTGCTTCTACACCTTCAATTTGACTACCTGATAACAATTGGTCTGACACTTCTGTTATATATTCTCTCAAACTTTTAGTATCATCAAAATCTACTGTTGGTGGTTTACCTTTGTCTGTTAATTTGTATACTTCGTCTATTAATAATTTTAATGAACCGTTATCTACAAATGATGATTGTGCTAATAAAGGTAAAACTGTTTGCATACTGTTAATCATTGCTTCATTATTTATTACAATTGCACCATACTCATCTACAAATGCTTTAATAAATTTATCTTGTACAGCAGGATTAACATTTGTATCATTCATCATTAACGCTTGTAATGCTGTAGGTGACGAAGCAAAGAAATTTTCTAATCCATCTTTAAAAATGTGTGGTAGTAATGATGATGCAAATTCTTCAGTAATCATTCTTGATTTATATAATTCATCAGAATAGTTTTCTATTTCATTACCCATGTAATTTACGCTATCTTCAGCACCAAATAAATTATCTATTCGTAAATAATTTTCACCTAAATAAAAACCTGACCAATCATAAATTATTCTTTGTAAAGCAGCAAATCCATCTACTGCATTGTCAGTAAATATACCTAGATTCTCATGTATTTCCTTTTGTTTAAGTACTTCTTTAATTACATTAGGATAAAATTCTGTTATTGCTTTAACACTTTTAACTCGGTCTTCAGGCATTACTTGTTCTAATACCGGTCTAACACTTTTTTCAAATACTTTTGCATCAGGTTTATCAAGGTGTTTTTCTAACTCAGTTAATTTAGCTAAAATAAAATCTTCTTCTTGTGCTAGTAACTGTCTAGGATTACGTCCTTGTGATTCTGCTTCTGTAAATGCACCTTCTATCTGATTAACAATTGTGGAAAAGTCTTTTATCCATTTATATTTATCTCTGTTTCTTCCATATTTAACAACTTCTTCTGACCATTGTTCAAAAGATTCTTGCAATCCTTCATAAAACTCTAATAAATCTGCGGCATCTGCACCTGTTATTCCTTGAAATGAATCCATCATTGCATTAAATAAATTCATATTGTCAGTTGGTTTTTTATTTTGAAACCTAGGGTCTACACCATCTCTATCCATTATTGCACCTTGTAATACTTCAGGGTCTACGTCAGGTGGTAAAGGTGGCATAAACTCACCTTCTATTTTATCTATAGCTCTTAATTGATTGTACGCATTTTTTATATCGGGATACTTAGTAAGCATTTCTATTTCTGCCATGTGTAAAGAATTTATTGTTTCATATATTTTGTTTGCTAATACTTCTTGATGACGTCCTAATGTCTGATTCATTATTTGTTCTAGCTTTTTATTATTTTTTAAATCATCTAAGCTAGTTATTTCTTCCATAAATTGTTGTACCTGTTCCATGCTTCCTTGCATGTCGTATCCTCTACTTGCAAGTTCTTGTGCAATGTTAAGTGTTATAGCATTTAGTACAGCATTATGATGACCTAACAATTTATAAAACATAGTTAATTTACCTAAGAAATTATTTTTCTTTGCTATTTCTAATTGCTTAGCGTCTATAGGTTTTACAGCATTAGTTAAACCAACTTCATCTGCAAGTAAAGCATTAACTATTTCTTGTAAAGATTCTGACATAAATACGTCAGATGATAAGTTAGCCATTAATCTTTCAACACTTAAATCTCTTGGTCCAAATTCATATGAAGTTAAGAATTGATATAAATCTACAAACAAAGGTTCTAATGGTCCTTTAACTAAAAAGTTATTTTCTACTGTTGCAGGATAATTATTTTTACCTATACGTGTTATAGCTTTAGGGTCTTGTCCATATGACCAATACCTAGCATATTGTAATTGTGATTGTTCAATTGCACGTAGTGCTTCATTAATAGCTTCTGCTTTTTTAGCAGCAGGACTAACTGTTTCTCCTACTTCTAACAACCAAAAAGGTTTTGGGTCTATTTTATTTTTAAATTTATCATAACGTGTTTTACTTTGGTTAATAAGATATTCTATTTGTCCTTCAGATAAATATATTTTTTCATTACCTGTTTCCCACAAACCTGTTTCAGGATTTAGTTTTTTACTTTTTTTAAATGTAGCAGTTGGGTTACCAACTAAGTCAGTAAATTTATCTATAAAATCTTGGTTAGGTGTAACAAGTTTATAATTACCATCTTTCATTCTTTCTGTCTTACCAAACTTATATGCTTCTAATTTTTCCCAATTAGATATTTTTACTTTGGTTTCTTGACCTTGGTCAAAATTTGTAAGTCTTAATTCAGGATTAGTTTCTAATACCTTAATAGCTTCTTTTATTGTAGGTACATTTAATTTTTTAAGAAGGTCAGCTTCTCTAATTAAGAAACCTTTTTGTTTGCCATCACGTATTAAATCTACTTGTGACACAACGTTTGGATTGTTATAATCAGGAACAAAATTTCCATCTGCTCCTTGTTTAGTCATAACCTTTTCCATAGGTTCATTATTAACAACGCTGTATTCATTTAAAGCAACAGGAGACTTGGTATAATCAGCTTGTACAGAACCGCCTTTCATATTTTCTTTCATTATCTGTGGTTTAGCTAACTGTTCATAATAAGCTTCAGGGCTTACTAATGCTTGTACAATTCTGTCTGTTAAATCTTTGTAGTATCCACCAATAACACTTGTATCACCTGTGACGTGTATTTTATATCCACTTTTATCTGTATCAAACAGTTGAGATGCACCTGTGTTTTTATCAACAATAGTAAGCTGACCATTAATGTTTTGCAACACCATACCTTTTCCAAGTAATTCTGCTTGAAATTCTTCTAAAGCTCCTGCTAATGTATTGTGTTTAAAATTTTGTAAATCAATAACATAAGTATTTTTCTTTGCATCTTGACCTTCTAATGTATAAGTGTTTACAAATAAATCTCTATCTGAAACAGTTCTTGCTATTTGTTTTATCTTTGATTTTGCTGCTGCTTCCCAATAAGTATCAGGTCTTTTTAAAGTAGATTTCCTTCTTAACTCATCAGCAACATCACGCCAATCTAAACTTGCAGGTGCATAACTTTTAATAACATAATCTTGATTACCTGCATAAAAACCTAACAAGTTTGCAGGTAATTTATATTCACCATATAAAGAATACATAGCAGTTTTAAGTGACACTTCGTCAGGGTTTTTACTATTAATAATAATTACATTTAAATCTGCTGCGTCTACGTTTATTTGTTTTGCTAAAGCAAACTCTGCTTGCTTACCTTTCTTTACAGACCAACCTCTGTCAAATCCTTCTTCTTTAAATCTAGGTTTTGCATATATAAAAGACTCAGCAAGTTTTAAAGCTACATCATCAAATCCCATAGCAGCTAATTTGTTAATATGATTTTTAAAATCATCACTAGCATTAGCCATTATATATTCATACACTTTTGCAGAATCAATATTGTCATCTACCTTAGAAGGTTTTATACCATCTGTTTCATCTGTAATGTTATACAAAGGTTCTAAGTTATATTCTTTTCCTTTTTGTGGAAAGATTTTTGGATTACTTACAGGGTTAGCAATAAATCCTGCAGGTGCAGCACCACCTGTATTTAAACCACTTCTGTTGTGTCTTTCTAATGCTGCTTCTTCTACACCCATTTGACCTGAATTTATTATTATAGGATTATTTCCAAACCATGAATCAGGTTGTGTAGCTTTCCATTCTTTTAATGCATTAATCATTCCTTGACCTTTAGCATCTAATACAGGTTTATTTTTTACTTCAGCTTTCTTTTTATTTATTTCATCTTGTAATTCATTATTAAGCTTTGCTAATACTTCAGGGTCTAATAAATCTTGCCATGCATATTTTTTTATTAGTTCTGCATCAGCTAGTACAACCTCTAATATTCTTGTAATATCATTGTATCTATCTAATGTCATTTCAAATTTATCTACTTCACCTTTAGGATTTACTTTTTTAATATCGTAAAAATCTGCTGCTGCTTCTGCACTTTTAATAAATAAATCTGATTGTGATTCGTTTAGGATTACTTTATCACCTATTTTGTTTGTAACTTTACGGTATGGTACTGCAGCTATAAACCCTTTTTCTATTGCTGCAATAGCTGCTAGTAAGTTTGTATAAGCAGGTACAAAACCTGTAGGACCATCAGGCATACGTCTTGTTCTACCTGTTACGTCTAAGTCTTGTAGTGTTTGATTTAAATCATAATTAGTAGCAGGACCATTAGTTACCATGTTTCTATGTAAACCTTTATAGCTAGGTGCATAAACAAGTTCTAGTATTTTAGATAGTCTTTCTGCTGTAGGTTTAGATTTATCTAGTATCAATGCAGATAACTGTAAATCTCCACCTGTTTCTACTATTGATTTATATAAACCTTTAACAAGTTTATCGTTTATTCTGCCTGTCTTTTGTGCTTTCTCAATAATTAACTTTAATGTTTTAAGTTGTGCATTAGGAATGCCTACTGTTTTACCTACAACTGATAACAACGAATTAGTATCGTAAACCATCATAGGATTTTTATATGACACACCTAATGTATGATTAAAAAACTTTTCTAATATATCTCTTAATTCTTTTTCATTCATTAGAACTTATTGTATATCCCATCTAGTATTGATTTCTCTTTTACTTCAGTAGTGTTATCTATATCAAATGTGTCTGTCGCTACACCGTGTAGCCATGGTTGGTCTAATCTAGTAAAGCCATATTCTTTTTCTATTATGTTATGACCTTTATCTATCTGACCATACTTGTAACTATCCCAAGCTTCACCACCAAATACACCTGCTTTTTCTCTATCATTAAATGCTTCTTTAGCAATATTAACTTGTGCGTCAAATGTATTTGGGTCTGATGCCCATTGCAATATAGCATATTCATTTTCAGGCATTTTCAACCATAATCTTGCAGCTTCAAATAATTGTTTCTTTCTTTCTAAATCAGGGTCATCTGCTTTCCAATTATTTTTTTTCACAGTAAAAACTGTAGGACTAAAACTAAATTCATCTGTATATCCTGTATCAATCATGCTACGCATTATCATGTCAGGAAAATGATTTACATTAACTTGGAATACACCAACAGCTAATAAACCATCATCATCATATGTATGTGATTTAGGATTAAACGCTGCTTTGTTCCAACCTTCACTACCTATTCCATCTGCGTCAGCAAATGATTCCCACGCCATAGCACCAAACATATTCCATGCTTCTTCGTATGTAGCACCACCATAAGCTGAGTCTTTAATAATTTCTAATATAGCTTCATAAACTGTTTCAGGTTCTGTATGTGGTATTACGTTATCGTGATGGAAGTTATAAGACATGCTAACCCAAACTACTAAGCAAAGCCCATAGATTAGTGCCATAATTTTTTTGCGTATCTCCTGCTGCAAATGCTGCATTGTCTTCTACTGCCATCTTCATTATTGTTTCTTGTATTTTGTTTTCTATAATATCTTCAGGGTCAGAAAAAGGTTTAACAGCACTTGAAGGTGCATTACCTGCAATTCTATCTTGTTGTGCTTTTTTATATATACTTCTTGCAGCACCATATGGACCCATGTATGTACCTTCATCCATTTGTACATCTCTATATATTTTATCTATTTCACCTGCAGCAACTGCAGCTAGATAAGGGTTCATCATACCACCTGTAATTCTAGCCCATTGTGATTTAGCATCTGCTACTCTTGCTTCAAAAGAAGGCGTAACAATAACTTGCATATCTCCACCTAATTTCTTTTTATCATTAATCATGTTATTAATACCTGTCATAAAGTAATTGTGAAATATACTTTTCATCTCAGGACTTGCAGCTACACTACCAAAAAATTGTGCAATCTGACCTGCTTCACCCGATTGTAATACAGCTTCTAATCCTGCAGTATTTAATCCTGCTTCTTTAAAATCTTTAAGCAATGTTTCACTATCAGGAAGATATTGACCACTTCTGTTTAATATACCCATAGCGTCCTGTATAGCTCTTTGTGTTGGTTGGTCTAATTGATTAGGAGTAAATATAGTTCTATCTTGGTCCCCATAAAAATCTCCTAACAAACCTAATTCTACTAATCCAATCTGTACATCTTGTAACCATGTCATACCACTTTGCGTTATGTGTGGGTCTGAATACAAGTTAGTTTCTAAACCTATTTGAAACATAGGAATAGTACCATTTCCAAACTGTCGTCTACCTATAGTAGGATTACCTACTAATCCATAAAAATCCCCTGCCATTAAATTGCCAATTGCAATTTCCATTTGTTGTTGTGTAAGTTCATCACCTAGTAAACCACTTATTGCTGATTGAGATTGTATAAATTCTTCATACTCTCTTTCTGCATCTGTCATTCTGCTTTGGTCTAGTATATCTCTCCACAACTCAGGTGCTTCTTCAACTAATGTAGGTAAAGCTATATCTAATTTTTCTTTGCGTGTTGTTAAAGCATTTATATTGTTGTCATAATAATTAAACAAAAGCATACCTTCTTCTTTCAGCATTCTTTCTAATTCACCTTTTTCTGCTTGTGAAAGTTCATAAGGCATAGATTCTAGTATCTGAAATATTTGATTATCAATCATACCTTCATTGCCAAATGCTTGTTCTTTCATACCATACTCTGTAAACAAATCAGTAACAATATAGTATTCAAGTAAAGGTAGTATTTTGTTATATGCTTCTTGTACTGTCATAATTCAAATCCGTCAAATAGTGGTAAGTCCATTGTATCAGCATCTCTAAATTCTCGCACACCAACATTATAAAACCAAAAGTAAAAGTCAGGTGCAATCTTTATAAGATTATCAGCTACTTCTTGTAATAAAGCACGTTCAGACTCTGCGTCACTTCTACCTAGTGTAACAGTTACATCACCTGTTCTATAACGTAATCCACCTAACATTAGTTCTCTTTGTTGTAAGTATGCATTAATAGCATTTACAACAGGTAAATCTTTTACTTTCATACTACGTCCGTCAGGTAATTTAACTACAGTATCTGCTTCATCTATTAACATACGCTTTAATTCGTCCATTTGAGAATCAACAGGCACAGCACTTATAGATGGATACTCTTTGATGTCATATACGTCTGCTAGCTCTATAATGCCCATTTTATACAGGTTATCTCTAGCTTGGCTATCTAGTGCCATGTTTGGATTTTCGTACAAATTACGTCTTAAATTTTCTTTTCCTAAATTAAATAGTGCTGTCTTGTATCCATCTTCATACCATTCATCTAAGTTCCTAGCTTTTCTTGCACCTGTAATAAAAGTATTTGTGTATGCTGTTAAATAAAATTCGTCTGTAGGTGCATCAGGAAATAACCAATACGCTACGTTTGGGTGACGTTCAAATAACTCAGGATTAGCAGCAGCAAAGTATGTTCCTTCTTCTGTGTAAGATGTAGGTGTTAGTTCTCTAGATTTAGAAGTAGTTAAAGCTACAGGGTCAAATCCAAATTGTTTAATAAACCAATCAGTAGCTCTAAGCTCATCTCCATCAAATCTAGCTAAAGCTCTATAGTATGCATCACTAAATAATGCAGTTTCAAACCATTGTGGATTTTCTTCTATCTCATCAGGTGTAAGATGTAATGCAGCACCCGGTACAGAAGTTTTGTATTCATACTTAACAAAAGCTTGTGTAGGCAAAACACCTTGTGTAACAGCTCTATAAAGCACAATATTAGTAGCACCTTTCTTTATTCTATCAAGTGATTTAGCTTGTAGTTCAGGTGTAGAATCATCATACAATCCTGTATCTAAATGTACTTTCATAACATCTATCATTGTGTCTTCATATAGCTTTCTTTTCTGCGGGTCATCACTAAATATAGATTGTATCTTTCTAACCCAACCCGGTAAGAATTGGTCTGTTATTTCATCAGGTCTACCAAAAGGAAATATTACTCTTTCAATCTGTGGTTCTAAATCACCGGGTGGCAACATATAATTAATAGGTACTGTAGCTAATGGACCTAAGCCTAAGCCAATACCACCTGTAATCATATTCAATCCTTCTAATCTAGAAGGAGTTTGTATTCTAGCTTGTACATCACCTACTTGTTCATCTGCAGTACCTAATGACCATTTAGTAAGTAATCTATCTCCAAACTGTGAGAAATTATAAAACTCCTCACCTGTTTGTGGGTCTGTATAAATAAAACCTTTTTTCTTTGCACCGTCTATACCCATTTGTGCGTATCGTGGTATTGCAGGATTAGCAGCTAATAATCTTTTCCATGTTCCTAATACTTCAATATATACTTCTGCGAATGGTATAACGTTTCTTAGTATTTCAGAAGTAACGTGCCTTCTGTTTAAGTCATACAAAAGATGTTGTGTTTTAGTTAATGCTTGTGCTTTAGCCATATTATCTACATCTACAATATCTTTATCTAGTAATGTAGCTTTATAATTACCTGTCTTTTGTTCTTCTACAGCTTTCTTAATCTTTCTTCCTAAGCTACCTTTCATTACATTAGATTTATATGCAGTACGCACTACTTGGTCACGCAATGCTGCGTCCATGTGTGGTAGCATATCTGCTATTTCATCCCAATAAAATTGTCTAAAAGCAGGTGAACGTGATAGTTGGTTAGTAGGTCTTGACATGAATATATCAAACAAACGTTCAGTTGCAGTATCTAATGATTGACCCCATTCGTGTGATACATCAAATCTTTGTATCTTTACAGTAGGTGGTCTATTAGGTATTTTCTTAGTACCTAGCCATTGTGTAAATAATCTATAAGCTTCTTGTGATTCACCTTCACCTAGATATATAATTCTATCTTTCTTTGTTACAGGATTAACTAAACCTCTTAATGTAAATTGTGATATTTGTCCACCTTCTCTAGGTACAGCACCTAGGAAATCTTGTATTAGTTCTGTATCTCCTTGTTTAGTAATTCTGTAAGTAAAAGCATCATTAGTCCATTCTTGTGGATTTATCTCATCACCCATTCCATATACACGACCTGTAGTTTTATTAACTACTTCATATGCACCACCTGTTTCATAATGCATACGTGCATACACAGACTCAACATACTCTCTAGCTTTTTGGTCTGATTCTAAAATTATCTTTTTACTATTTACAAATGCATCATCTACATTGCCTGCAAACGCTTCTCTAATGTATCTAAGGTCACCATTAACAAAACTTTCTACTATTTCATCTAAACTAACTTGTGTCATGCCGGGTCTATGAAATTGTGCTAATGCTTTTACTAATGGGTCTTTTTCTAAAATAAATAAACCTCTAGCCCAACCTTTATCAAATCCTTCTATGTCAGGTCCTGTTGGTCTATTTAAATATTTCCAATATCTAGAACGTTCAGGGTCTACACCTAACCAACCACCGTGACCTACAGACATAGATGCTATGTGGTCATAGTGGTGTGAAGTAATATTACCTGTAATATCGTACATACCTTTACCAAATCTATCTTTAAACTTAGCAAATGCTACAACTGCTTCTTCTTCATCTCCTTTGATTTTTGTAACAGTTTTCAAAAGTTTACTTCTTTCTGCAGGTGTTCTACCTAATACCCAACCAAACCATGACATTGGATGATAAAATACTGAATCTAAATTAGCAGATGCCATACGTAGTTGTTCTTCTCCTACAACACGTGCTGTCCATGCAGGACGAAGTAACACTAATGGTTTCCATAATCTTTGCATAACACCACTAGAAAATCTAGTAAACGCAGCTTCTTGTAATTGAATAGCATCGTCTATAAACTCACCACGTTTTGATACTCGTGTTGCTTTAGCAACAAAACCTCTATAAAATAAATCTTCTATAGCTTCTAATCCTGTTAATGAACCGTGTGCTACGTCATCTAATTCTCTTTTAACTCCAAGGTTTATAGCACGTGCTAATGGTTTAGTCATAAATTTTTGCACACTAGCTGTATCTGCTATACCTAAAGTTAATACTTTACCTATAAAAGTTCTCATAGGACCAACAAGTTTAATAAATGTTCTAATATCAGGCATAGGTATAAAGCCTTCTGATACATATTCAGATATTAACTGTGCAGTAGGTTGTGATATAAATACTTCTTCACCATTAACTTTTAATGATTTAAACTTTTGACCCGGTATTATCTGACCTGTATTAATACCAACGCCTTCTCTTTGCCCTAATGTCACAAAGTATTTCCTAGTTTCATCTACTGATGCCCACCATTGTTCTACACCTTTAAGAACCGAGTCAGGTATACCTGATGCTTTTAAGCTATCTGTTATTTCATTAAGAACACCTGTACCTGCAGGGTTATTCCACAAATCTACAATAGTGTTAAAGTTATCTACAAAGTTTAAATCATCAGTAACAGCTTGTCTTGATGCCATCTCAGATAACAAATCAAGTACTTCGTCTTGTTTTTTTACACCAACTTGTGCAAACTTCATCCATTCTGCCATTTGTTTGTAAGTTCTATCTAAATTACGTACTTCTAATTTATCTATTGGAAATGCTGCAGCTAACATTTGTCCTAATCCTGTACCATCTGCACCTAATGATTTAACAGCAGTTGAGCTACCTACATCAAATCCATATTGAAATCCCTTACCTTTAGCTGCAGAATACAAACCACCTGCAACTCTAGTAGGAACTGCACGTGTTAATAATGATGTAGCATCTAATCTATGTTTTATTGCTGTACCCATATGCGGTACTAACAAATCAATAACTGCTTCAGGTGTATCTGCTTTCTTAATAGCACCATATAGTGCAGCAGTACCCTGATATTTTAATAATGATTGTATTTCTCCATGTGTTTGAGCTTTAGCTAAATACTCTGCAATACGATAACCTGATTCTGATTTTCTAAAATAATCATTTAATGCAGGTTTATTTATTAATCTTCTATACATAGTATCTACTAATCCTGCAGAACGTGCAGCTGTTAATGCTTCAGTACTTTCTATTACACCCTTTGTATATACAGAAGGTGCTGCTTTTACTGCTTTTGCTAACTTAGCGTAACCACTACCTGCCCATAATGCAGGGTCAGTACCTAATCTCCATGCACCATCAAATATGGTAGACATTAAATTAAACTGCCAATCATCAGGTTCAAATAACTCTACAGCTATATTTCTACCTATTGACAAAGGAACTGTACCATTGTTAGTTGTATAACTACCAAAGTTAGCAACTTCTTCTCTATAGTTTTGTGTAATAGGTTCTCCTAGTTCTTCTTGTAATCTTTGACTAACTATTGCAGGGTCAGCACCCATACCTACCATTTCTTGATATATTTCTGTATCTTCAGCTCTTGTGCTTTCACCTAAGATACCGTCACCTAAATTAACACGTTCTCCGTTTTTCATTTTGTTAATAGCTTGTACAAATGGTGTATCAGGTTGTTGTCTGTAATAATTCATTACGTCATCTGCATATGTAGGGTCTAATGTAGACATTGCACCCCAAGCTAATATATTCCATGGCTTCATACCTCTATCCATTAATGCCATAGCATTAGCTTTATATGTTTTATCTATAGAATCTGCCATAGATTGCAAACCTGTAAAAGCCATACGTAATGCAGACTTTCCTGCTTCTTTAAATTTGTTTTGTTCTTCAGCTTCGTTCTGTAACCATTTATCTACTATTGCGTCCCATTCAGGTTTACTAGGGTCTAGTCCATATAATGATGCACCTACAATAGTATCAGTAGGCAAGAAACCAAAAGCTACAGAGTTTTCTTGTAATGTTCTTGTAAACTGTGGATTTTGAGCAACATAATTTCTAAATGCTTGTCTCTTTTGGTTTTTTGCTTCTGCTTGTTTTGCAGCTTTATTTTCCATCCAATGTGGTAAATGATAAAATAACGCCATTAGTTCGGCTCTTGTCTAGATACTTGTCCTCGTCTAGTTAATGCTGCTGTTTCGTAACTTGGCACAATAGCATTTATTTCTTCCAACAATAAATCTACGTCATCTCTAGATAATCCATTAGACATAGATAATGCAGGACCTACAGCAGGTTGGCTACTGCTAATAGGAATGCTACCACCACCGGGACCAAAGGCATCAGGTAAATTAAATACTTGTGCAGCTGCATTTTCTTGTGCTCCTGAAGGCACAACACCTTGTTCTGCTTCTCTAGCTAAAGGTGCTCCTTGCTGTTGTGCTAAAAAATCAGCACTTTGTCCTGTAGGGTCACCTGCAGCTCTAGGAATATTTTGTACAGGTTGTGTATCGTATGAAGGTCTACCACCTGCTACAGGATTACTATCTCTAGTTCTTCTTTTAGCCATCGTAATCCTCCGGAATAAACTCTATCCTAATAAAACCTAAGCCCGGAAAATGTATCTCCGGCATTGAAAAATTATTATCTAAGTTTTCTTCGTTATATGTTTCTAATTTAGAATGATATTTAGCTGTAAGTTGTTCTGCAACATTAACATCATAACCAAACTCTTGAAATATTATTTCGTTAAACTTGTCCACCGACACCTCCAAATGCTTGTTGAACACTAGGCAATCCACCTTGCTGTGCCATTGCAGCAGCTTGCATCATTGCTTGTTGTTCTTCTTGTGCTTCTTGTTCTGCAGCAAAAAACTGATTTAATATATCTACCATATCTTTTGGAGATTTATATATCTGACTTAATGCTGTCATTGCTTGCATGTTACCTTGTTGTGCTTGTGCAAGTAACGAATCAAACAATACTCTTTCTGCTTTTTCTTTTGTTATTCTATCGTTTATTAATTGTAAATTATCAAGACCATCCATTTCTTCTTGCATAGTCTGTCTATCAATAATACCCGCTTGCAATAATTGTAAACCTGTAATAATTTTTTGTGGTTCATCAAAGCTAGCCATAGCACCATACTTACGTACAGTTTTATATGCACCTTTAATATCTCTATCAGGTGTATAGTTTTCTTCAAATATGCTACCTCTGTATATTCCTGATATTGTTCTCTTAACATCACCGAACATAAGCTCATCATATTCAAGTCGTTTCATATCTACTTGTTCTAATGCATTTCCAAGTATTGTGTGATACTCACGTACTATTGCACCAACACCACTTTGTAGTTCTTCTAGTCCTCTACCTGTAACAAATGAGTTAGGTGAGATAGCATCGTCTTGTACCGGATAACCGGCAACGACACGCAATTGTCTTTCAAGACGACTTACTTGGTCAAACAACTGATAAGGCAAATTGTTCACCGGTTTAACAACTTGTGTTCCCGGTGATAGGTAATTTATTGCGTGCCTACCTTTTCTATATTGTCCTGACTCTAACTCACCAATCACATTTGTTTCGGTAAATACAGCATCTTCCATAGCAATAACAGACATAATGTTTATCTTTGCCATTGCTGACATTAAACCAATTACTTGGTCAAACTGACCTTGTAATTTATCAAAGCTAAATCTTTTTGCTACTACAAACTGTGGTCCTGATTTAAGTGGATTAGGAATAAAATCAAGTAATTTATTTGCACCGGGGTGTACTACGTATGTACCTGTTTCTTCCATGTACTCTACAATTACATCTCCACCTTTTTGTGTTTCCCATCTTGGTTCATCATTAGAGTTCATGTTGCCTGTACCAACTAACATTGTGCTACCGGCTTTACGTCTATTCTTAGTATCGTAATAAGGTTTTAATTCAGGATACATTTTAACTAATGTTGGAGGAGGAACTCTACGTATAATAGCTAATTCGTGTGGGTCTTGACCTACACCATAGTAACCCGGATAACAATCATAAGGGTCACGTAACTCTGCACATGGATACGGTACACCGTTAGGTCCGTATTTAGTTTTTATAGTCCATACTGCAAATCCATAACCCGGTAGCCATCTACCTACCTGTGGTAATTGCATATCTAATTTTTGATGCTCATCATATGCATTTACAATACGTTCTAATTTATCTCGTCTATCTTTAGCTCTTACGCTATCTTTATTAACAGCTAAAGGTATTTCAAGATTAGGAACTCTACCTATCTTTTGTGCAATTCTATCTAATGCAGATAGAAGCAAGTTAGGTGCAGGTAACTCTCCGCTTGTTGTATCAGCAGTATTACCTAGTAATTCCCTTATGCCGTCTGAACCACCGTTTAATATATTTCTAAATCTATTTCTATCAGGTAAAGCTCTATCGTGTAAATCGTATAATTCAGAAACTCTATCTATGATATTTTCTATCTTCATCTATCTCCAAGGTGCTTCATTCCAAGACGACTCAGTATAACCTGAGTAACTTGGTTCGTAATCATATTCCATGTTAGCATAAGATACTTTACTTAGTCGTCTTATAACTTTCATAGGAAACCAACTAGCCATAACTATATCAGACACGTGTTTGCTTTTAGATTGACCTTTGCTTGCAAAGTATATTAATTGTTTTTTATATAAATCTACTTTAATTTGTGATTCAGCATTTTTGTATGGTAGTACAACTTTATTGTCTGTAAATAAGTTAGCCATAGCTGTAACTCCAAACTGTGGGTCCCATTTGTTTTTATAAGTTTCATGACCTTCTAATATAATTCCTCTTTGATTACAAAAGTCTTTTATTCTTTGGTCTTGTCTAATAGCTTTTTGAAAGTTGTTTTCTTCTATAACCCAATGATATAACTCATACTGTTGATTCCATTCTTGTATAACTCTTAATGCTTGGTCTATACCACCACCGTGTTGATTATCTATATCTACAAGATACATTTTGAATGGGTCGTATGTAACTGCCCACAATACTGCAGCTTGATATCCTGTAGCTGCCGGGTCAAGTCCTGCTATTAGATAACTGTTCTTAGGTATTTTTCCTAACATCATCTCATAATCTTTACAAGCTTCTATATCATCAGGATTAAATATTGTTAATCCGCCTGCTACTGTTTTATTTAGATATACCATTTCAAATCTAGCTAAACCACCTGTAGTCATAGAGTCTTGCTTTCTACCTTCAAGCCACTTAAATGTTCTAAATCCTGACCATAACATACAATCGTAATGTGCTTCATAATCCTCTGAAGGTAAAGAACAACTACTGTCGTGTGCTTCTTCAACTATGTTTTTCCATGCTTCGTTATTTAATAATGAACTATATAAATCTTCAGGGTGCTGTCTAGAACCTATAACTACAATAGCTGTATGTTCCTCTTTTCTAGAACCTAGAGTTGTAGTCCACCAATTCTTAGTATGTTCTCTAGCAGAAGGTTGTACAGTAGAACTATGGTCCTCAATGTCGTCTGCAATAATTAAATCACAATCCCTAGATAAAATTTTACCACCTCTACCAATACCAACCATAGTAGGAGATTTAATACCTGATACTGTTCTAGTAGCTACAGTAAATCCTGTTTGTGACCATGACTTACCTGTACGTGTTGCAGGTTTAAAAGCTCCACCCGGTCCACAAAAATCCTCTATTAATTTTTCGTTAGTTTCTAGTTGGTCAAGTACAGATGCTACAGAGTTCTTAGCAATATCTTCATTACCACCTACCCACATAATACGTATGTTAGGATTTTTACAAATTTCCCAAATACAGAAGTGTATTAGCAGTTCTGTTTTGCCATGTCTAGGTGGACTTAGTATTTGTAACTGACCGCCATCCTTGATAGCATTGAGTATGTTTTTAATCCAATTTGTATGGAAAGGTGCGGTGATAAATGGTTTCCCTTTCTCAGTTAAAAAATAACGCTTTCGGAACTTGGAAAAGGACTTTAGTGACTTTGTGGCTTCTTCAGGTATTGACCATTCTGATTGTTCTAGCTCACGCTGCATATCCTCCTTGTAAGCAGCAAACATACGAGATACGTGAGCCACAGTACACTTCATATCCTCTGCCACTTCCGCCTGAGTTATTCGTTCCGCAGCCATATCTCTTGCATAACCTAACTCAATATATTTTTCATAAAGAGGACCACGCCTAGGACTTGTTCGTCCATCTTTATCTTTAGAGAATGTAGGGGATTTATTTATTTCTTTTTTCTCTACTACGTATTCTTTGCCAATTTCTTTAGCTCTTTGCACACGCTTGTCCCTGTTCCATTTGCATTGTTTAGAGCAATACTTTCTCTGTCCTTTTGGCAGAGTGTTATCACAATCCGGAAGTTCACATACTATATTTGGCATATTTAATTTTAATACTACAACATCTTGTGTTTATGTGCTACTATTGTACTGTAACTTATGTTACTTCACGTTCATAGTTATGCCTCCTTTCGCCAAAGGACCTCTAGCAATAGAGGTTTTTTGGTTTAGGGAGAAAAAAAATTTTTTTATATTTCAACTATATAAATTAATCTGTTAAGGTAAGTAGATACAAATATTATTTATCTAGTAAAAGGAACAGGTAAAGCAGAGACCGGGACTCTAAAAGCTAAGGATACGTGGCAGTATAAACTAGAAAGACAAACTTAGTACCCAAGACCTTTGAATAATAAATAATCAGATTTCCTTTTTATATGCCCGCTCACGCCAAAAACAAATCCAACACGAGAAGGTAGGACAAGGACTATAGCGTTATGTTCCTTTTACTCTCTTTCCAACTTAACTGTTGTAGTCCTTATCCTCCCTTTTTAAAAGAAAGGATTTACCAATAATATTCTAAGGTATAACGTTACATAAGAAGTGCCACCCTACATTAAACCCCAACTTTTCCTGCCCGTGATATACGTGCGGTGAAAGGCTTACAGGTTTTACGTACTATGATTTGTATTACATTATTTGTTGTATTCAATGTGTTGTGTTGTCTCTATGTGTCTTAGTTTGGAAACACCCCCCCTTGATTTAACATTGTTTGTACTGCTTTGTCTTGTGTTTGTGTTCCCTTGTCACGTATCGTTGCAAAGTGTATCGTATGTTGATATGTATCGTATTGTGTTCAACTTCGTTGATAGGATATATAGATGCGTGAATGATAGCATAATTTCTAACTTGTCAAGTTCCTTGCGACTACCTCTTTCCTATCCATATCACATAAGCAACTCACTTGACAACCCCATAAATTACGCTTTGGTACGCATTGTTATAGTTAGTTTAAAGTAACTAGCGTGTTAGAAAGGTATTGGTTATGTCTAAAGATAAGCCAATCGCAGAAGGTAAAGGCAAACGTAGTAGTGACTATGGTGCTTTCAAATCTGCACAAAAAATCGCAGGAACTTCACTCTATGTGTTTTTCCTCAAATCCGCTAATGTAACTAAGAAAAATCCTCAAGGATTACGTAGATACACAGCATTTATCTTAGATAGTACAGACGATACAGGTACTATTAAGAAATTTACTCAATTCCAAGCACTTGACAATGTCACAAAGTGTTTTGATTTAATTGAGTTACTATCATCTAAGGAACTTACTATGAACAAAAATGGTACAGTTCCTAAAGCATTACTCAACATTGTAGGTAAGTCCTCAATGATGAGTGAGTTCTTAGATGAATAGCTATATCGTTATCATTAAGGGTGGGTTTCGTAACTCACCCTTATTGTTTAGCAAGAAGTTTAGTATTAACGCTAACGATAACAGAGAGGCAGAAGTAATTGCAGTAAGCGAATTTTACTCATGGTCAAAATCTAATCCCCTTTGGGATTTGTTATTCCAAAAAGCTAAAGTTCATCAAGTAATTACACGCTAATGAGAGGGGGGGGTTTCCCCCCCCACTTATTTTTTTATATCGTATCTCAATAGAAATACAAATCATATCCGAAAAGCACATCAAGAAATAATGTACCATGCACGCCCACGACTAAAAACCAAAAAGTTATTTATATTATTATTAATCTGAAAAAACACCCCTATGATATGGAAGTAGTAAATTGAAAGTTCTACAAATTTCTTTTCTCTATATACAGAAAGCGAGGTATTAACAATGAGTGTAAAAGATATTGAAACAGGTAAGCATCAAGTCGTGTGTGCTAATTGCAGACAAGATAACATGCGTAAGTTGTATGTTCATAGCTTTGTCAAGTCTCATGTGCATTACTGCATGAGGTGTTGGACATGTGGTTACGAAGCAATACTTAAACTTAGTGCGAAAAGAAATCTATAAATTTTTATCGCTTTAATTTAATTAGCTGAAAAAACACCTCTATGATTTGGAGGTAGTAAATTTTGAGAAAGCCAAAAAGTTTTTCTTTTTAGTTTTTACGATTATTCATAGTAGGAAGGAGAGTATATGGGTAAGAGTTATAAGACATCTAGTAAGCCTTACTTAGGTATGAGAGGTATGGACTTCTCAAACCCAAGAGCTGTAGATAACTACCAAAGGTTTCCTAAGTCATGTAAGTTCTGTAGTTCTAACACAAGAGCTAGAGACTTGATATGTTATCAATGCAAACGTGATGGACTTGATAACTTCAATGAGTTAGAGACTAACTTGCTAGATGATAAGCAATTACAAATGCAACCTAGTGGTCGTGTGATTGATAGTGATGCTATGCTTGAAAGATTTCACAAAGGTTGGATTGAATTAGGTGATGGTTCATTTGTTGAGGTTACACAATCTGCAAGAGAACTATACAACTCACAAGAGATGAGAGAACGCAAAAGAAGACAATACATATTGAGAGAACTTATGAACGCAAAACATTGCAAAAGGATAAATGGTTGTAAGTTCAAACCATTTACAAAAAGCGAGTGCAAATGTTACGGAAGTGAGGAGGAACTGTAATGTGTTTGTGCAATGGTATGCAACACAAAGTAACTATTAACGACAATGAGAGTTACATGTGTGATACTTGCCTAGATGATTACATTAGGCATAGGTTTAGACAGGAAGCTGATAACGAACACAATCACACTTTTGGATAAACCAATGATGGTTAGGTGTTACACTCTAACACGCAAAAAATATTTCGTAGCACCACCCATCACAACGCAACGGCTAGTGCAACTCTCTCATTAGTCGGAAAGCTATCTGTAAGTAAGAGTTGGGTTAATCCCCTGTTATCCCAACAACTGAAAGCAGGTAGCTTGAAGTATATAAGACAGAACTACGAGTGCTTCCTGCTTAGTTGCAACTAAGTAGATAGGTATGCCGAGTACAAAGTATCTCATACTTGTATGCTTCAAGCTACGTGTTGGTAGCTTGATAGGTAGTGGAACAAAAAGAGTAAGAATATGCATTTGTACGTGCTATCTACTACCTATCAAGGTACTCACACAAGTGATATCATCTGTGATACATCACACAACGCAGCCCTGTTGTGTGTGAGTACCAAGATTTACGAAAGGATATTATGGCTAACAAACCTGACATTGTATCTTACATACATTGTAGAGAGTGTATGTTTGATTGGTCAAAGACAGAGAAGAGTGTATCACCTGCTGAGTTTCAAGATAACGAAGTAGGATTTACACCAACAGGAATACAAGTATGGTGCAGAAGGCATGACAAGAACGTGATAAGCATAGACTTAAACGAAGTTGATGCATCTAATCCTAGAGGTAAAGTAATAGCACAAGCTATGGAAGGACATTGTGATGAGTGTTGAAGTATATGAGTTCGTACAACACGGACACAAGATAGATGAGAACGAACTTGTTGTTGAGTTTCGTTTTGATGCAGATGTAACCAAAGAACAAGCAGTTCGTATGGTAGATAAGATTGTATCACTAGCAGATAACGACAATAGATTTGCAAAGATGAGTGGTCATACACCTAAGATGTATGCACTCTCACCATTTAGAGAGGAGATAACAAATGTATGAAGCGTGGTTAGTAATACCTAACCCGATAAAACATAGGCAAGTTGCAAAAGTACAAGCACACATGCACTATGAGGAAAACAAAAAACAAGCACAAGAACTAGGATTTGAGTTCATATCACATCTAGTAGATAGCGATATACCTGATGACTTATGGGTATGTGATATGGCTTGTAACTCTAGTATTGATGCTACTCAACCAATTAATCTATCTTGTACGATAGATGACATTGATGAGGTTAAACGTGAGGCAAAAGCAGGGCAACAGATTAGTGGTGGCTATGCTATGTGTGGCTCATGTTTCCAAGAAATGAAGAACAAATACCCCGAATACTTTGAACGCAAAGTCATTTGTGGTTGTTGTAGAACAGAACAAGATACAGAAAGCGAGGTGATGTTATGAGAGAACGTAACTCACAAGGTGAAGGTGGTGCAATAAACGAAAGCACTACCAATCCTAGAAAGATAAAAGAATACCAAGCACACATAACCATTGGGTATAAGCAACCACCTGTACAGGAGGTAACTATCAAAGCAAGGTCATTTGCTGAGGCAACAACCAAAGCACTTGAACTAGGTAGGAACTACATACAAGCAGACATACTTAATTCATTTGGTGATATGGGTGAGCAAATTGTAGATGAATTGAACAAAGGTAACGTGGAAAAAGCAAGTTCAATATTTAGTGGTCATGGAATACAACATGATGATTTTGACATAGATGGAATTGTTATTACACGTAAAGACATAATGGAAACAAAAGTTCTAGCAGAAGATGAGGTTGCAAAGAAAATGCATACTGACATTGAGAACTTCTTACAAACTAACACACAAGAGGAGGAATGATAGAAGTACAAATATGTGATTATTGCAGAAGTTGTAACATTGATACCTTAGAAAATACAAATCTTGTAGGTTTTGTATTTTGTAATGATTGTGAAAAGTTAATAGAAAATTCTGCAAAAGAAACAGTAATAGTAGAAAAAGAATGCGTTGATTGTGGAGTTGATACAGACTACGCATACAAACATTAAAGGAGAAATAATGAGTGATGAGTTAGAAGGTTTGATTGACAAACAATTAAACGTAATGAATTACATACCTGAAACAGAGCCTAAAGATTACATGGTGATAGTAGGGTTTGAAAAGTTACACGCACAGAGTGTAATCAAAAACAGGAAAGGTAACATACCTTCATTGACAGATGAGGACATAGATAGTTTCTTAAAGAAATTTACTAACTTGACCTTCAAAGTCAATGCTAGTTCTGTGCAAGAAGCTATCTCACGTGTAACTGTAACTACTGCTAACATGGCTTACATTGATGCAATCGCAAAAGGTTTTGACTTATTAGCACAACTTTACACAGACTTAGATACAGGAAATGTACCTGAAGGAATAAAAGATAAGTTGGGTTTTGATGCAGACATATCCGACATGGATAGATTATACCAATGTGTATCAAACTTAACTTTGACAAACATGGATATGTATCTTGATGTAGCAGACAGTACTGACAAAGGTAGTAAGAACATTGCTAAGATGAACATGCCTCAAATCACAAGCATAATTGCATTTGAGGAAGGTAGTCATACAAGTATGTTTGCTATGACAAACCAAGAGATGAGAGACATAACAGAAAAAGTTTCCAAAGCCATAGAGGAAATGGAAAAAGAAAACGATAAAGGAGATGAATAACATGGCTACAAAGCTAGTTAGAAAATTCAGAGGTATGAAAGTACCCGATTACATTACAAGTAAATCACAACTAATCGCATGGGCATTGTTGATTAGTCGTAAGCAGAACAAACCTATATCAAATGGTGAGTTCGTATTTGATTTACGTTGTACTAGATATGGTGGTGTGATACACGACTTACGTAAGAAAGGTTGGCGTATTGAAACTACTAACGAAGGTAATAGCAAATATACGTTTAGACTTACTAAGCAACCTGTTGCTTATGGACTAAGTCTTGCGTACCAAAACATAATAAGAAAGGAAGGCTCTAATGTCTAACTTAAGTGATGACATGTTCGTAGAAGGTGAGGACTTAACTATGGTAGATAGCAAACGTATTGCTATCACAATAGATGTTCTCAAAGTTCTCAACGACCAAGCGATTGAGAACAGTTACAATCAACAACTCACAGAACAATTCTTTGTAGATGTTGATAGACGTTTCCCTGCATATCTCAAAATGTATATGAAACACATGCACAGAGAAGGTGTGCCTTGTGAAGTACATATGAGAACTATATGGGAGTGCGTACTGCTAGACCAAACAGATGCAGGTAATAAGGTAAAAACAGTAAATGTCAAAGTGGATATACCATTGACTACATTTGAAAGTTTGCCTAACACACCTATTGCTTATGCACTAGCAACAGACTATGACAGCATGGACTTAGATGAAGTTACTAAGGAAATGCTAAATGAAATAAACTCTTACCTCAACAAAGCAGAGGAAGAATAACATAACAAGAAAGCGAGGAACAACGTGAGTAAAACATGTTGGGAGTTAGCCGAACAAGTTATCGGCAATGCAGATAGAGTGTTACTCTATGGCGTACCGGGTACAGGTAAGTCATACCAAGCAACACTCTACAATCTAAAAGAAAAGCAGGAAGTAGTATCAACTACGCTAACAGAGGACGGAAGTGCTATGGAATTGCGAGGACATTTCATACCAAACGACAATGGTAGTATGTCATGGCTACATGGTACAGCTGTCAATGCATGGTTGAAGGGTGCTAGATTTGTTGTCAATGAGATTGACCACGCATCTAGTGATGTGCTTACATTTTTGTATAGTATCTTAGATGACAAAGAGTTCGCAGGTATGACATTACCTAACAGAGAACAAGACTTTGTTAAACCATCTAAGGACTTCAATGTTGTAGCAACCATGAACGGCACACCTGATACACTACCTGAAGCACTAGCAGATAGGTTTCCTATCAAGATTAACATTGATAAGATACACCCATCTGCATTGAAAAAGATACCTAAGAAGTATCGTGATGTATGTGAAGCTATGTCTCTCATTACAGATAGTGATAGACGTACAAGCATACGTTCATGGGCAGAGTTCAATAGATTGACTAAGTTCATGAGTGAGGAAGATAGTGCAAGAGTTGTGTTTCAAGATAGATACACAGACATACTTGATGCACTAGAACAATCCAATGCGAAAGATGAATAAATCACGCAGAATACAAGGCATGTTGTACCCTGAGATACTTGACAAACAAGAGTATCAAGTAACTCTAGGACAGAACAAACCTAGTATCAATCGTAAGAAAGCTACTGCAGTTACAATAGGTGATGACCATTGTGATTGCAGTATCATAAGTGCAACAGAACTTACAGAGTTCTATGAGCCTTACAACAAATTGATTAACAGAGTGCAGAAACGTAATATGGATACTCGTAGAGCAATTTCTCATCATAATGTACCAAAGGTATATGATAATGCAACTAGAGTTAATCATGCTAGGACAATTCGTAGTCATGTAATGTACAAAGAAATGTTTCCTTTGCCTAAGTTTCAAGGTACAAGAGACATACAGAAAGAATACTTGGAACGTGCTTACTCTATTCACAGATGGTATCGTGCTGAGTACAATCTAGCTAACAAAGAAGCTAGAAAAGAACATGACAAGCAAATGCAAGAGCGTAAGGAACAAGGCACTTGGACTTGGCATTACCAAAGTCGTGGTTCTGTTCCACGTAAAGTAAATAAGAAAGAATACTTTTGTCATGACATTATCATGCAATCGGTACATGCTTGGTTACAATATGAGACTACACCAATACAACAAGTAGGACACATATTGTCTCTTACTATGTACAAAGATAGTGGTAACTTTCTTGAATACACAGATGCGTTGATTGATTGTTTGCAAAAAGCAGAAGATGATAGTGATGGTAACACTACTGACTACTTGATTGACAAACACTTCGCTATTAAGAGGAAGTATTTAGAAAAACCTCTTACTTCAAGATGGACACAAACTGAAGTTGAGTTGTTATGGAAACTAATGCACCACTCTGACGTGAGGTGGGGTATAGGCATACTACAACAACCATTACATTGTGTAGATGTTTTAGAATTTTTACACACAGGTATGGGTGGATTGGAATATGCCGAGATACTTAGAAGGTTAATAAACTTACGACAAGTGATTGACGTTGTGCATAGGTATCAATGGAAAGTTACACCTTACAGCACAATTACACCTAGAGGATTAGCCAAATACAACAAGTATGTTAAGCAACTTGCTGCGTTGTATCAATCCTTGTGTGAAGGTAGCTTTGATGAGTATGGAAAACTTGTGCCTAAAACCATTGAGAACATGGAAGGTGAAGGGTATATACCTAAGCATTACCAAGCTGACAATATCATGACACAAATTGATAATGCAGTTACAAAACTTACTAGCACAGACACAGAGATACAACAAAGTGCAGGTAAGCACAGGTGGGCAAATGCTACATTTATCAATGGTAATCTTACCAAAGACTTAGCAGGTACTTTACGTGTGCGTAGAAACAGACCTAGTGATGTAGGTGCTGTACCTAAGTACATTAACAGGTGGGTTACTGACAAGCATGTGTTTGCTAGAAAACGCCAAAGTCTCAAAGGTGGTACAGTAGCTATAGATTGTAGTGGTAGTATGAGCTTCAATGCACAAGACATTGAGGAAGTCATATCATTGTTACCTGCTTCAACAATAGTAGGATATGCAGGTGCTAGCGAAGCATACGCTAGAAACAATAACATGCCTGAAGGTGTTATTGAAGTGTTTGCAAAAAACCAACGCACCATTGAACACTATGATGATACGTACATATACTCTAAGAGTTATGGTGAAAACTTTGTAGATGTACCTGCAATACTATGGTTAGCATCACAACCAAAACCACGTATGCTTGTTAGCGACATGGAAGTTGTAGCTTACAAAGTCGGTAACATAAACAGCTACGTGTATGGTGATGAGCTAAGAGACTATTGTGAGGACTTGTGTCATAAACATGACATTGTTATCTTACGAGACATTGACGAGGCTAAAGAATTTGCTAAGACTATACGCAAGAAATAAGTCTAATGGCTAGACTTTTCTCGCTTAGTCTAGCTTGAAAGGAGGAAGGTGTGGTATCGTGCGAACGATACTGCACCTTTTTTTTTGGTCTCTTTCGCGAAGGGGTTTTTTATTTATCTTATATCGCACAGGCGATAAGTTTTTTATTTTTTTTTAATCGCACTCGTGTGCGATATCCTGCTATCATGAACACATGGAAGACAATGAACTAAATGAATTAATCACAAAGGCGACTAAAGGTAATCTCAATTCTTCTTTTGTTACACGATTAGATGACAGAGGAAAACAGTTTATCTCTTTGCTTGAAGAACAAATACAAGAAGGTAAAGATGTATCGCCATCTGTAGTAGCAAGAATACTAAACGAAAAGTTTGGTGTAAGAGTAGATGAAAGTACGATAAGCAAATGGAAAAACCGAATAAAGCAGAGTTTGTAGATTTAATCGCAGAGGCGACAAATGATAAAATTGATGAACTTAAAAAATTAATTGAGACACAACGTAAACAAATAGACCGATTGAAAGACAAGAAACTTGATTTGATTGAGGCTATGAACGAAGCAATTAAAACAAATATTGCAGAGTTAGATTTACGCCCTGTGAAACCACCCACTAAGAGTAAAAAGAAAACAAAAGATGAGGAGATTTGTGTGCCTTTGTTAAGTGATATACAGCTAGCAAAGATTACACCAACCTATTCAACAGCAGTTGCAGAGGAACGTGTGCTTAGATATGCAGATAAGATATGTGATATAGCAAACATACAGCGTGCTAGTCATACAGTAAAGAAGTGTGTTGTGTTAGCACTTGGTGACATAGTAGAAGGTGAATTAATATTTCCCGGACAGGCACACTTGATTGATAGCTCTCTATACGCACAGGTTACAGTTGATGGACCACGTATATTACATGGTTTCTTTAACAGATTACTGCAACACTTTGATGAAGTAGAGTGTCATTGGGTAATTGGTAATCATGGTGCGTTAGGTGGTAGAAGTCGTAAAGACATGCACCCTGAAACCAATGCTGATGCTATGTTAGGTAACATAATTAAACAAATATTTGCTAATGAACCACGTTTAAAGTTTCACCTTGCGTATAAAAAAGGTGAGAAAGCATGGTACACAGTAGCAGACCTAGGCAAAAAGTCTAGATTTTTTATGTTTCATGGTGACCAAGTACGTGGATTCGCAGGATTTCCATGGTATGGATTTGGTAAAAAGATACAAGGTTGGAAAACATTAGCTAGTCAAGGACTAATGGAAGACTTTGACTACGCAGTAGCAGGACATTTCCATACACCTAACACACAATACATTAACGATATAAGATTTTGGTGCAATGGTAGTACAGAAAGCTACAATACATTTGCCCAAGAACAGTTAGCTAGCATGGGAAGACCATCACAATTCTGCTTGTTTGTTAAACCTGACAAAGGTGTTACAGCAGAATACCTTGTGAATCTTGAATAGAATGCTATGATGAAAAAAAAATTGTTGATAGCTTTACGTTTAAAATTACAGCATAGGTATAATACAATTCAGGAAGGAGAGATATGAAGTTTAATCTCAATGATTACGTAATGGTTGAAGACCGTATACGTGATTTCTACAACAAGTTCCCAACAGGAAGAATAGAAACCAAGTTAGTACAAGCTACTGATAATCTAGAAAGTGTGGTTGTATTCGCATCTATTTACAAAGATGACGCTGCGGTGCAACCATTGGCTACCGGTTTAGCACAGGAGGAGAAAGGACAGGGTGGATTCGCTAATGAGTATTCATGGGTGGAAAACGCTGAAACTTCTGCAATCGGTAGAGCCTTAGCCAATGCAGGCTTTCAAAAGAAAGGAGAGCCTAGACCCTCACAAGAGGAGATGACTAAGAAAGACAGAGTTGCAGGTGGTACAGATAAGAAAACGTATGGGGATACAAAGCCACCTGTACCTGTAAAAAAAAACCCCCCTTCTAATCAAACAGTAAACGAATTGAAAGTAACTACTAACATGAAGAACTTAGTGTTTAACATGTGTAATGAAAACAAAGAGTTTGCTAGAACTACATACGAATCTGCATACAAACTTGTTACACTTAAAGGTGCAGACAAGAACGTAGAAAATTGGGATACACGACAACAAGGTAAATTCTTAGATGAAGCTGAGAAAGTAGTTGCTAGATATTCTGAAGAAGGTAGTCAAATGAAAGAGTGGGATAACTTGACAGGCGTAGAAAAAATAGAATCTGTATTTACAAAAGGTACAGTAGACATAACAGGAGATGATATGGCAGACATACCAAGTGGTAAATGGGAACAAGACCCAATGAGTGATGCACAAGCTAACTTCATGGACACACTTATTAATGAGTGTATAGATGCAGGAGGTAGTGCAGAACTTGTAGCACAAGAAGCAAAAGCTAAAGTCAATTCAGGTGAAATGACTAAGAAACTTGCTAGTGAATGGATAGATAAACTAAAAGAAGCTAAGTCTTAGCTTGTTCTTTGTTTATTTTTTCCATACTGTAGTTGTAATCTTTAACAAAAGTTTCAACTAACTTGTCAATGTTACGAATGTTAGGTGGTGTGTTAGTTAGCACACTACCACATTCATCAGATAAATCTAATGCCCACTTCTTTAATCTTTGTGGTGTACTAAATATGTTAGTATCTTTTTTTCTTCCCACTCTTACCACCATTATTCTTTTTTTTCTTGTATGTTTTCATAAGTCTCCTACCACTTGTGTTTGCAAGCCCAATAGCCTGCAGTAAATTTGTCCTTCTTAGCTGAGCAATTGTGTCGTGCGTGAAATGCTTTGTTCCTTGCAGTACCTTTAGGACTACCTGTTTTACCTTGTTGTCCAAATCTTACAAGCCTAACTTCACTACCTTTTTTTGCTAATACCGCATGCGATTTACTAGCATTAGGCGTACGCTTAGGTTTGTTGTAACCTGAAAACTTCTCACCTCTGTACATAACACTCATTTTTTCTTTGGCTTTCTTTTGTAAAGTTTCTGTGACCTAGCTGTATGTTTAGCTCCTGTGTGTATACTTCCGTCTTTCATCTTGTGTGTTTTACCTTTGTAAGCACTACCTGACTTAGTATACAAAGTCATTACTTCCAACCTTTCTGCATTTGCTTATATGCTTTTTTACTTATAGTGCTGTTCTTTTTACTACGGCTTGTACCCTGTACTTTACGCCTGTGTATGTTAGCTACTAAAGAATTTTTACCCTTACTGTGTGGCATTATTTACTTACTTTTGCAGCAGGTTTACCTAGTTTTTTCTTTGCAAATTCTTTTACAACTACCAAAGCTGCAGATGCACCTGAGATAGCAGCAATTTGCACAGCACTAGCATCAACGCCAACGAGTGGTGCAACCGTAATAGCACCTATAAAAGCTTCAACAAATGTCCACAAAGTTTTTTCTAATAATACTTTATATTCGTCACTCATCTTATCATATTTCCTAACTTCAATTTGTTTTCTATTGCTTCTATCTTAGCATAAATTTTATCTAGTTTATCCTGTATAAGGTAAGGATGTACCATATCAGGTGGACTTTGATTACTTATTGTGGTAATAGGTAAGCCTTCTATTATAGATTGTCTCCATGCATCACCGGGACAATTTGTTTGTTTAAAAGAACTGTGAGGTCTAAGCTCTCCACCTACTTCTTTGTGGAGGTATTTAACAGCTTGAATAGCTTTATTTGAAGGCTTGTCGGTAGGATTGTTACCACCCAACCAACACACAGCAACATAATGCTTGTTGTTATAGTTAATTTCTTGCCTGTTGTTGCCACCTTGTGCAGCACTCCTGTTTCCAAATCCTCTGCCTTCATATATTTGACCTGTATCTCCTACTAAAAAATTGTATGCTACATCATTCCACCCTCTATCTTCTTGATGTAGTCTTTGTATTTGTTTACATTGGTCCATCTCTGCCTGATTACCCACAGCAACAGGATAGGCAGACCAATGTATAACTAATCCTTTTACTTCTCCTAGTGTACTAAACTTAGTTTTATTTGGTTTAGCACCCCAATCTTTTCTACTTATTATTTTCACAGTTATCACTTCCGTTTTTACAATCACACAATTGTATGAAAGAACCATCTTTCTTTTTTTTAACCCAACACATATTATCTATTACTTTCTAACCAAGCAATTCTATTACCATAGTCATCTAGCTTCCATAAATCATTTGTTAAAGATTGTAGCTGTGTTTCTAATCTAACTACTTGGTCGCTAAGATTATCCCATTCCCATTTCTCAGGAAGATATTTGTTTTCTATATCCCAACCACTATCTAAAACATCTTGTCTTAGGTTATTAACATCA